CTAAGGAGAACAAGTTCAATAACTTATGTTTTTATTATTTTATTTTATAAAGTTTATTGAAACAATGTCGGTTAGAGAAGGAACATCGGGATCTGTTGTAGGATCTCAAAGTAAACTCCAGGGGCGGCAGGAAACAAACCGGTTCCATCCCAAAGGATGTGAGCCGGGATAGCCGCATTGGCTGGTACATTGAAATAAATGATTGATTGACAAACATTTGATGTGCAACCCGCACCTCCAGGAGAGGAGAGGGGTCCAGCATTTAAGGCCAGGAAAGTCCCGCCTATGATCGTGGCACCAGGTGGTTGAACAGCACCAACAACTCCAGTTCCTCCCCAATAAACCGTAAGAGAATAGTTCTGGGGAATAGGCATTGATTGGATGAAGTGGGAGATGGTGTTCTTGGTTAATAGGGCGATACCATTGATCAGCGGGTTATTTCCGAATGTGCTGGTGTAAGCACCAGAGGGAATGGGAGCAACGGCAGTTGACACATAGGGGCCAATCTTACCGGTAAATGCATTTGTGAAATTGCCAAGGGAAGCGTACAATTTTGGTTTGAGTAGTGCAATTTGGTATGAAATCCAAAGTTCACCAACACGAACACTTGTACCTTGCATACCTGATGTGGCAACCTGAAGGTTGCCAATATCATACAGGCGCAGGTCTTGGTTGCCGCCAAGGGGGCCAGGGCGGCAATACAACTCAGTCAATACACTTTGGTTGGGAGCACACTCAATATAATGAAGCATACATTCAGACGGCTTGCAAGCAGAACTGAATTCGTACGATTCCATTTCACCCTTAGAAGCAAAAGGGGGAAGGTTTGAGTTGTAACTCGTGGCAATGATAACAGTACCAAGGGCAGTGTTGACAGAGTTAAGGGCATCACAAGATGTAGTTTTATATTCTACTACCATTCCTTCAAGGGAATATTCCTCAAAGTTACAAGCAATTTGCGACAAGAAAAGGAAAAGATTATCAAGAGCAGGCTGGATGGGATAAGTTGCGACCGAAAAAGTATTGGCTACGGAAGAAGAAACAATATCGGCAACATATTCGCGATGGCGCATAATAGTTGCGTTACCTCGATGATTTCGATTGATAACGCGGGGTGCACCAGGCATAAGACTGTTGGACAATATTTTGTATGATCCGAGGCCAGTGACAGCATTAATGGACTTACCAACGTAAGATCCAACACGGCCACCAACGGCAGCTCCCATAGGTCCACCGAAGTATCCTCCGACGGCAGCTCCAGCAGCTGATGAAATATAAGGAATTCCTTTACCAAGGGAAGAAGCCATAGATCTAGACTTCTTACGCCTTTGGGGCATTGGTTGACGCGATTTGCCTTTTCCTTTCGGATAAGATGGTCCTTTTCTACGTTCACCAGGCATCGTTTTTAAGAAAGCGATTAAACTTGAGCTCCTTAGCTAATTTATGTTAACGCACAGTAACGCGTGGTGCATTTATAGTCTGCCAAAGACTATTCTCACATATACTAAACTTTAGCTGAGAGAGGGACATGTTCGAATTTGCAGGGTGATCGCTTGCATTTATTGAGACAGAAATCAACGCACTTGTTTTTCATGTCATGGTCAAATTTGCATTTATCACCACGTTTGCAATTCTTGTATTTGAACATATAGAAACAGACGGGATACACAGGATCAGGGACTATAGGGGCACGAACGAGAGGAGGGCCAAAGGTTTGATTATCAATAGTCATGGCAACAGGGACATCTTCTTGTTTAACATCAACACGCAGTAAAGTTTCGAACTCTTCAAGGCTTGAGGTGGCAAGAAATCTTAAGTACCAATGGAGGACTATAGTCTCATCCATTTCAATTTGTTGACAAAAGTACTTAAAACAAGGATCAAGTTCCATGTGTTTAGTAGGAATAAACTCACTAGAACATGATCGTGGATACCAATCCTCAGCGACTACGTGGTCCAAAGTAAGTCTAACTGGGTGGGTAATGAAACCTGGGAAGATGGGGTTATTGTCAAACTTATCAAATAAATTTTGACTAGTCATTTCACTATTTTCAGGGAGAATGTCTTTAAGCCATTCTCTTCGTTCGATAATTTCAGTTTTACCGTGTTGTGTAATCTCGAGTATATGTCGGGCAATATGGCCAATAAAATTTCCAGCATCAGTGATATAATAGCCGGCAGATTTACGCCATGCTAGAACATTAACATCTACATGTGGATCTGTAGTATCACTAAAGTGAAATTTTGAAAGGGCTCTCATAGGATCAAAGAAACTTCTACCGGAGACGCCGGGGTCAGGGTAGATTCGTCCAAGGAATGATACAGATTCACCAGGTTGTCTGATATTACATTTTAATACCAAACGTAAATCTGTACAAGTTTTCACATAATTATCAGGATCAGACGTTCTTGTTACACCATCATCACCAGCACACATACGTACCCTCGCATAAGCATCAGGAATAGAAAAACCTATGTTGCGGAAGTGGCAGTATTGCACATATGCGTGACTGACAGTGTTGTCTTTACTAGTGGCAGCGGAGCCACTCTTTTGTGAATCTTTGGAATTGAACTTAACGCCGTATTCAGTAACAAACACAGCATATGATAACTCATAACGGAGTTGGCGAATTTCATCATGATAAACAGCGTCAAATAAGCCGCACAAAACTGCGGTCATTAAATCAACGAAAATTGTTACCTGAGTACCATCATATTTTGAAAAATCGCCTTCGATCATGACACCGTATGGGTCATTAGCTAGTTCATTGAGAGTTTCTGCAATCTTAATTGGGTGTTTACCGAACATATACCAATGGGCATGTTCTTTCAAGTAAGCGACGGCAGGTTTAACGAAGCGCAACAAGCGCTCAACGTTATTAGGGTCGACAGCATAAATGGCACGAGGCCATTTGGGTTCAGGGTATGACTCAGTCTTTTGAATAGACTTATGCCGTTCGGAATGGGGGCCTTCGTCACTATTTTCAAACTTCTTTCTTTGGGCGGCAGAAGCTTGTTCGAACACTTCGTCAGGATGGAGCGGGTGTAGTTTTCCAGGAGCATAGATAACTAAACAAGAGACGAAGTTGGGAATCTCATCATAATACTTAGTAGGAATATGTGAGGAATTTTCTTGCGGTTTGGTGTGTCTTCCTAAAACGGAAGCTTTGTCACCAGAGGGGCCAGAGGCGGCTGCGAAACAACCGTCTATAAGGGGTGTAAACATACAACGACCTTTTACTTTTAGTTCATCGTTCGTCCCAAACCATTCAATCTTGTACGATCTAACTTCTTTATTAGTGAACAAGTTCGGTATAGTTTTAGGGAGGGCATGTTGTAAATCTTTTAACATGGACATCAATTCATATTGAGTGTCACTAGATGATCGTATTCGTTGGATAGTTCCAGGAGAAATCTTGGTAGTATCAATGTGGGCACATTCATTGTACTGTTCGTGGGTAAGGGCGTGTTCAGTGAAAGAATTTGGATAGGCTAAGATAACATTATCGTTACCATAAATCATGGAGACACCATTCTGATGAATAGGTTTCCAACGAGATAACAAACTAATGTCGCCAATAAGACACCAAAGTAAAGCGCCAAATATGCCTGTAGTAAAGACAGGGGTCAATAATACAACATATCTATTTGGTCCTATACGTTTATAATCAACGTATGAGTGGGTCATTTTTGCAGGAGTATAATCACCATCAAAAGAGATTGTAGGATAGGCTATTACTGTAACATAGTCGCGGCGCCAATCCCACAAAGAGTGTGAGTAAGGGGCACTACCAACTTGAGTTTCAGTAAGGACACCATTAGCATCAATTGTAACAACACTTTCATCAGTGCGATAAGAGAGGTGTTCAGGCATAATAGTGTACATTGCTATACAGCGACCACGGGTAATGTAGTATGCTAAGTCTTGGCGACTAACATAATAATCTACATCGATTAATTTTATTAAAGCATTCTGGGGAATATCATCACTTTGGAACTCCATACGGAGGTCTTTCTCAAAGTAATAATAACGATTTCCAGCTATACCTTTCCATTTATCTTTTGGGGACAATGAAACAGAATATATAGGTAATGCATTTGCATGGGCAAACTCATTAATAAAGTTATCAGCACATGATCGAAGGGCAGCACAATCAGCATGGGGGTTAACCAATGAGACACGTAAAGGAGCAAGTTCACGTTCACGAAAATCAGTACGAAGAGCAACATGGTCAATTCTAGTAAGAAACTTAGAAAACCATTGGGATTTATAACGTGGGGGAATACAACGAAACGCGGCATATATCAAAGCGATAGATGCGGCACCAAAAGCAAGGCGTCGCAGAATACGGGCGACTCCAAAAGCAAGAAAATGAGTAGCGACCTGTAAAGCAGTTTTACAGCATCGCATAGCTCTTAAAGCACCACGCAAAATGTTAAGCGACATTTGTGTGGGGGGCAAGTGTACCAATAAAAG